CAAATATGCATTTTTTTAGTCGGAGTAGAACTCACGTACGTTCTCGACTCGGAACGATCTCCAACCATCAGCATTGACGTCGAATACTTTGACGGTGTTAATGGTTTTCATTACGCCTTCGTCTTCTTCATCAATCAAAGATTTTGGTTGATGATGTCCTGGGATCTCGTCCTGTTTCAAAGTACAGGTCATATCCCTCATCTCACCGTTAAGTTTCTCAAAGACCACTCGGCAAGTGCCAACACGTAGTCGTGCGATCATACCGTCTCTGTCAAGTCCTTCAATTAATACCATTTAGCAACTCCTTAATAGGTTTAATGAACGGTTCGCGGTCACCGTCATAATTTCCGTTATTCGCTTCTAGCCACGCTTTGCGATCTAAAGCATCAAGGGACATAAGTCTTTCCTCAAGATTATCGGCTACCGCACGAAGCGTTCTTACGAGATTAAAGTACTCGTTAAGATCTTCAATTTCATTGTAAGGAATACACAGTTGAGATGGGATCGTAGCATACTCAATTTGCTGAGTCATGATCTGTTCCCAACTAATTAACTTTTCGATGGATGGTTCACAGTTGTCTGCAAAATAAAGAGACATGTTGACACCCTTATCATCTAGATCTGCGTATAGATCCACTTCCATATTAACTGTTGCCATGCTGTTACCTCCGCATTTTGGCTAGTTCTTCGGCTTGCTTTGTGCCACGCATGACGGGCACGAGATTTGATTTATGCATTGTTCCGATGCCAACGATAAGGTCACCGGTGTACACTGGGTTTTCTTTCTTTCGACACGATCCAGGAATTGTGTCCGACGTCTGGAGGCTAGGATATTGTTTTGTTGTACGCGAGTACGACTTTTCAGGGACATAAGGCTTAAACTCCGTTTTTAATGGTTTCTTCTTACCTTGAACGTAATCAACATAATCCTGTAGGGTATCGAACTGACATGAGTGCATGTTCTTACGACGCATGTCTTTGTTGTACCTGCGCCACTCAAGTTCAAGTTTCTCAAGGTTAAGCTTTTTACCTTTACGTTTCTTAGTGTTAATGGTGGTCATACCACGAACTAAATGCATAGTCATATGAAATACCTCAACGTAGCATTGGCAAGAATAAAACACAACACAGTGTTTAGAACGATAAGAGACCTATCCTTCCAAATAACTGCTACCCACCACCAAAGACTTGTTCCTATCAAAGATAGAACTATATCAAAGATCTTTGGCATATCCTCAACGGATCGGCAAAGTACGGCAGCTACGATGAAGATCGTAGCCACCCACTTAAGATACCAGTCAAGAGGCTGTGTTAGCTTCAAGTCAAATTTCATTACATATCCCTACTTGCGTCCCAGACCCAAGGAGTTGGATTAGATTTTGGTCCGTACACAACCACGTCTTCTGGACCAACCTCAGTCATCACACGAGGATCGTTGTCCTTGTGAATCATAACAGGTCCACCCCAGACACGGTATGCACGAACATACTCGTCTCCGCGGAAACCAACATAGTGTACAACTCTAACCATCATTCTCTCCTTTATACTATACAGTAGTCAACACTCGGTCCCTCACCAGGATTTTACGGGTTCAGTTGCTAGCACCTACCTACCTGTTACGTTTCTCTGCTCGTACTGCATAGTATGAAAGAGAGATCAGTAGATCCCTCCTGGGATTAGGTACATATCAATCAAGACCATTCCTAAACCCAATGCGATACCTAAAAGTATTTGATTGAATGTCATATCAGTCCCATTCTTTTAGAGTGTTACGGGCAACGCTGCCGTAGTGTGTTTCGGCATAAGACTCAGCGTCGGTCCAATGATTATGGTTATCGTCAAGCTGATTGATCAGTTGATCGATTTTGTCCTCACGAGCTTTACGACGAGGCTTTTCCTCGACGTCAGTCCAACGACGAACATTTTTTGCGCCAAGTTCGAGCTTAAGGCGGAAGGCTGCGCGCTTTTTACGCTTTTCAGCAACTGCCTTGATTAGTTCCAAACGAGCGGCTTTTTGAGTTTCAGTCATCATAATGTATTTCTCCTTCCATTTGATATAACTATTCTAACACAGTTTTGAGTCCGTGTAAAGGACTTTTTTCACATTTATGAAACTTTTTTTAGCAACGATGGTGAAACCTTCCAAGTTACGAAATCAGTCTTTACGACGATAGTTTTTGGATTGATCTTGATAATCTCACCACGTTCAGTATTTCCACGCTTTCCAGAGAACGATACTCGGTCTCCGATTGAAAAGCCTTGTTTGATGTCGCGCTGCATGTTACGACCTGCTGCTTTGAGTTCCGCAACTACTTTGCTGTAGTCAGCTGAGTTCTCGATGTTTGCGAGGATCTTACGAAGTGCGACGATGTCTTTAGCGTTAATCATATTGGTTCTCCTTCCATTTGATAGTACTATTATACTATAGTCTTCTACCAATGTAAAGGACTTTTTTCACAAAAATGCATTTTTTTTCATTTTTTTTCGTAGAAAAAACCTAATAAAATCAATGGCTTAGAGGTGATCACCCGTAACCTATTGATTTTATTAGGTTTTTATTTTCATATTTTTTTGTAGTATTTCTCATACAAATGTCGCAGTTTGCTCTGATCTGGGTGGTTATGGATCCACTGTCCCGTCGATGGGTCAAAATGCTTTTTGAAGAAGGTATCCATTTTACGATTGCCGGTTTTGACGGAAAGATCTACCTTTTTACATAATTGGTCGAAATCGCCGTCTGACATTATTGAATCGTCGGCCATCTCATACGCGTATGCAGCTACTGATAAACGAATACGCAGTCGAATCTCACGTTCGACCCTATTACCCCACTCCGATATCATGGCAACTGAATGTACGACGAAACTACGTATTTTGCCTCCGAGACAGGAGTAACCCCACGATGAGGATACATAAAGTTAGGAGGAAAACATGCAACATCCCCACCTTTAGCAGGAACTTTGATCTCTACGCCATTTAGGTCGAACTCAGTTTCGCCACCCTCTACGACGTCGTTTAGATACCAGAACATAACGAGTAGTCGTTTACCCTTCTCTGCGGTATCTGCGTCGATGTGCCAATCAAACTTACCAACACCTGGTTCGTATCGTTTAATCCTTGGCGCCTCAAAGGCCAACTTATCTGGCCAAAAGGCATTAGTCCGTTTCTTATACGCTTTGGATATGGCAAGCATAGCCTGAGTCATTGGCTGACGGTATATCTCAAAGGACGGAGAAGACAGTATGTTGATCTCCTCAAAGTTCATAACATCGTTATCACGTTTAAGCCGCTCAGATGTTTCATCAAAAGTTTTCATCATGCCTTCACGCATGTCCCAAGGTAGAACATTGTTGAATACCATAATATAGTCGGCTAATGTTTTCACCATAATCTTATCTTACCTTCCTCCTGTAACGATAACAGGAATTCTTTCTCTCTTACGTAGTCGTGCATTTCAGTTGTTGCTGGTTTCGGTCTTGAATGATAAAAGGTTTTAGTCTTCTTAAAGTCAAATCCTAATACATCGATCTCTTTACATCCAGCATTGATTGCGTACCAAATTACGAGTGATCCTGTTGATGGTCTACATCCAAGTATTCTTTCGCACTCGTTGTTGAAAGTTATAGGTAAACGCTCAAATCCTTGGTTTGCGAATTTATACCTGCCAGTGCTGCTCGCGTGTATGATCTTACCTTCCCTAGGATACCCTTGCGCTTTGATAAACAATGCAGGAGGGGACATAAAGATCAAATCAGTTTTTACTCCAGAAGATTCAGGCTTTGGAGTTAGCCACCCTAGGTTCATTCTACATACTGTGTCGTGGCCATCAATAAAGTACCCATGCGGTTGGTCGAATAATGATTCCGCGTTACCAACTATTGCGACTCTCTTATTCGTGAAATACGACTTTAACATTATCTAGTATATAGTCCTTATGCAAACCTACACCTTCAGGAGCGTGTATGTAAAAAGTATGATCCGGATGTTCCTCAAAGATTCGTTCCCAGAAACATCTCCAAGGATCGGCTATATCAATCCTGACTCTGTCATCAGCTGATGGTCTCATGATCGCATCAGTGTTTGACTTAAGGGCATTTCCCCAGAACGTATCGCTACCCCAGATGTGTAGATCAGTAATGTCCTCGTTATCCAAAGCATACACCGCTGCGTGTTGTCCTGAGTTAAGAGCATACTTTGGATGAAGATCCTTGAACTTAGTAAGCGGCATAATGTCCTTAAGAATGATTGCTCCACGGGTATTCATATCGTCCCATCCCTTCTTATCAATAATGAACTTTTCAGAACGATCCGATATAACCATAGGTACGCCAACCTTATATCCCTCGTAGAACTTACGCATTGGTCTAATGTCAACCATGACAGTATAGTCAGGACGAAGGTTTTCCTCATCGGAAAAGTTACATCCAATAAAGATATCCGTCTCTGGCCATTCGTCCCTCTTAAACAAAGAGATGGATGGTCCGTTACCCAATACGTGCGCCGTCATCAAATATCCTCTTTGTTATTTTCTTTTTGCTGTAATATGTTACCTCAGCATAGTTTGGAAAAGACATAAACATATCGTCCCACCAAGAGATAGACCGATTGGTTACTGAGTGTGGGTCTCTACTGTCAAGAGGAATCGTTACGAATAACGATCCACCCCTGCGGAAGAGTTCAATCATATCATGCTCAAGAAATTGCTCACCGATGTAGTTAAATACGTCGATAGCAATGATGCCTTCGTATATAGCCATTGGCAGTTTACCGTGGCTAACGCTCCCAATATCATATAGATCAATATCCTCACGAGGAACTCCTATTAGTTTATCAAATTTTTCTTTGTACTGTAGACCTTTACCACAGCCGTAGTCAAGTAGTGTGGTTATGTTCCTACGCTTTACCCATCCATTGATTTCTTTATAGTGCTTAATACAATTGGTACCATCATGAATGTTTTTACGCCAAAACTTAACTCGTTCTCTTTGGATGTTTTTGTCTGTCATGTGCAATTTGTAAGGCTAAAGATTGAATGTCGTCTATAAGAAGTTCTATCGAGTTATCGTCTCTCGACTCCTTAGGCTTTTCATATTTCTCACGCCTTAACAGAACAGCCTTGGCGTACATAACGTCTATGACGTCACAGAACTCGCTAATTTTATGTTGCATTCCCATACCTCAAGTAAGTGAATTAAAGTGGGCCCGTTTGGTAACAAGGTGGAACCCATACCCCGCTGAGTTATGCCGCTAACGCGAACTCAGGTGCTGCATTATCGTTTGCAGTTGTTGTTTTGCGACTATTACGCGTTCGCCTCCGGAGATCTCCACTCACCTATGCCGCCTGTCGATCCTAGTTCGCCCCCATCATAAGCACACTAAAGTCCAAGATATTTAATTCTTTTCTTTTCTTGTTTTTCAACAAAATTCCGATACCACTTAAATCTTAAAAAGAACTTTTCTATCATAGAGCCCTCAGTGTGTTTATGGTGGAGGCGGCGGGTACCGCCCCCGCGTCCAGTACGTCGTCAGATTGCTTCAACAATCTCAATCCTTATTTATAACTACTATTATATCAAAAAAACAGGCATCTGTAAATAGCTTTTTTATAAATAACAGTATAGGCGCGAATTGAGTCTTAAAGCATAATCATTCAATATCATATTATTAATAAGCTATCATCATAAGGAAATAATATGATAGATCCAATCACAGCTTTAGGCGCAGCATCTGCTGCATTCAATGCTGTTAAGTCTGCAGTATCTGCAGGGCGTGACATCGAGGATATGGCCGGTGCACTTGGTAAATGGATGGGTGCCGTTTCTGATATCAAAAAAGCAGAAGAAATCAATAAAAAGCCACCATTGTTCAAAAAGTTATTCCAGGCTGGTTCAGTCGAGGAAGAAGCAATGCAAATCTTTATGGCCAAAAAGAAGGCCGAGGATATGCGTGAGGAGTTGCGTCAAATTATCATACACACTCGTGGCCTTAGTGCATGGGATGAGTTGGTACGTACTGAGGTAAACATTCGTAAGCAAAGGCAAGAAACGATCTATGCTCAAAAAGAAAGACAGCAGCAGTTCTTTGAGTGGATCGCTTTAGGACTTTTAGGTATAGTTGTTGTAGGAGCGATAGGTGGACTGTTATATCTAGGTTACCTTAGAAAGACTGGGCAGTTGTGATGACAACGGTGTTTATGCTGGTGTTGACCATTGGTGGATCAACACCTCCAGAGTACAGACAACCTATGCATTTTTATTCTATAGATAGATGTAATTGGTTTGCTTCAAGGTTAACAAGAAGATACGCTAATAGTAGGTATTACTATTGGCACAATGTTCCTGAAGAAAAAAGAGCTTTGGCGTATTGCATACCAAAGCAGATAGTCATAGGATCAGGCAATCCTCCAGTCATATACGAATAGCTCGTATCTTAAGAAACCACAAAATCAACATAATGACCAGTTTGCCTATCAAGTTTCTGATAGGCGTCAATCACTCGTTCATATTTTTCATCAATGTTTAGAGCTACTGCAGTACGTGTTGATGGTTCCACTACACGTAAAGGCTCCTTCTTCTGAGGAGGTCTTACGTTCTCTGAGTTCGGGAACGTGTTTGGATTGAAAGGCATATTTTTAGAATTGCCTTCCACTGACTTATCGCCTTCATTCATTGGCATAGCACTGTTGCCTTGAAGCATTTGCTGCTGCTGATGAATGTTGGTTATCATATAGGCTTTCCTAGCTGAGACATAAAATCAGCGAATCCTACACCATTTGATACAAGACACGCTTTACTCAAAGCTTTATTTACAACAATAATGGTCCAAGATTGCTTTTCCTGATTTACCCACAATGATTGAAAGATATCTGGCGTAATCTCTCCCATCCATATTAGTGTTTCGTTATGCTTGTCCTTGACAATACTAAGTACTTTATCCACATCATCACACGTCAAAGTATTTTGCATAAAGAATGGTTCGGCGTAAGCTTTACTCGCAAACGATAGGGTCAGGCATAATACTAATACCTTACATAAGTTCGAAATGTGGTCCATCAATGAAAGGCCTCCGCCCCTGTGAACGACGAAGATCGATGTATGCGTTCATTGCGTCTTCGGCGGTACCTTCATATGTACGGATATCTCCTTCTGACCAAGCTGCTCCCCACTTGACAGCAACATCAAGTTCACTGGCTGCTTGCTTAAACGCATCGCAGATATCATCATAGACGTTAATCTCCCAGACAACATCTGGGCCGTCATATGCTACTACATCGACTGCGTGTGAGTATCCGCTGTCCTGAACAAGATGTTTTGATTTCATGGTTTGTGAACGTCCGCTCGCTACGAGTCGTTCTTGTTCCTCGACGGAACGTACACCATAGGTTACACCGAAGTCAACCTTGGTTAGTTCAATTGCACGCTCAACGACTGCAACCATATCAGGATGTACTCCTTCAAGTTTTCCGCGTGAGCGATTAGATAGTTTGAATGCCATTATATTAGTTCCCTTTTGGTTCCACCCATCGGCAAGATGGATATTGGTTTACGATTAAAATCCCGCTTAACATAGCAGGAAGTAGTTTCAGTCTCAACGTGGATAGGTTTGAATCCATGGAAGTGCATAGGAATTAGATCTGCATCATCAAGTATATTTTTAGCAGTATCATATATGTCAGTATTATCCAGGATGATCATTCCACCATCGTTCAGATGCTCAATAGCATGTGATGCACAATCCGCCCTGTGTTCTCCATCGACCACAATAACATCGTACATTCCGCTACATGCATTAATATATTTATTCTTATCAGTTTCTAGGGTAAGCTTTGCGTTAGGCAACGAACTACTAATACTTTTGAACCATTCCTCGTTATGCTCAACTCCACTGACTACACTTTTTGCGGTCTCATTCCACCAAACTGTGCTAAAACCTGCACCAAACTCAAACACTGATGCGTCCGACCAATCGATTGATCTTAGGTACTCGTAACAAGGATAAGTGTACATAGGAATGACTCTTCCTTCCTCAGTACATGGTACGTTACCTCGAGATGACTTTAAGAAACCATATTCGGTTCTTAACTTATTAACCAAAAATGACAAGTGTAGTTCTTCTATGGGAAGAACGGTTCCATTCACATTAACGCCCATTGTTACTCCATGATTTTACGAAGACGGTCCTCAAACTCCTCAACCTTTGCGGTCCTGTTTGGCCAATAGATGTAGTCCTTTTCAGGGTTGGCCTTAAGGTTACTCAACAAAGGGAGGATTGAGTTATAAAGTTTGTTTAGTTTATCTTCAGTATCGTTAGCTTTGTCTGCTGTCTTTTGGACAGCCTCAAGCTCATGTTCATCTACAGCAGTAAAACCAAAGTCAAATATATCATCAGTAGCCATAAGTTTGTTCTCTCTTCTTAAGATACTTCTGCCACCTTTTGATGGCTCGCTTTTTATTTATTTGCCTTTGCTCTGCAGGTTTTGTGTAATATTGTCTGCGCTTACACTCCTGGATTATTCCAGCTCGCTTTACCTTGTTCTTGAAAACCCTCAAGGCCTGGTTTACATCACCATCCCTAACTATTACTTGTAGTCCCTTGGATGGCTTTTCAAAATTACGTCTTGGACGTCTTTCATTTCTTCGATACATATCGCTCCTTCTAGTTGGCGCGCCTGATATGATTCGAACATATGACCTTCGGTTTCGTAGACCGACGCTCTATCCAGCTGAGCTACAGGCGCTAGTTAATAAATTGGTCTCGGTGGAAGGATTTGAACCTCCGACATCTACGTCCCAAACGTAGCGGTCTACCAGACTGACCTACACCGAGTTAAGTTAAGTCCAATTGAAATTAATAACACAACGAAACTTTTTATTCGTATGGGTTGTTCCAGCATGTGTTATTCGGCCATCAAATATTACTAACCGATTCTCAATTGACTCAATTTCTTCGTTAGCCTCAAAGACTGTTTTACCATCGTTGTTGTTTAGGTAAAAGATAGCGGTTTTGTAAGGCATATCATTGCCCCAGTCGTTATGCATATCAAATGCGTGTATCTTACTTGTTGGCATCGTAAGATTAGCCTTTACCCTAAGATACTTATTTGGCATAAAGAAATCGTTGAATGGTTTAAGCAGATGAGTATGTTCACTTTCGGCTTTGCCATTATAATAAAAACTATGACTCATCTGTTGGTTCCAAGTCTCACTGTGACCAAGTGTTGTAGTCTTGGTTGGTGAGTAGAACCAAGGTAGTTGCATAACTCCACCCGCAAATTTAATGAAGGTATCCTTATCCAAAAAATTATCAATTATGTCCATCGTAGTCTTTCAAGTATGAATGGAACTCGTCCTTTGAGATAATGTAAAAGTAAGACTGAGTCCAATCGGTTTCCTGCGTTATTTTTGTTATCCTATGGCTACCGTCAACCATCCTATATCTTTTTCCAAAGGGATTAGTTACACCGTCAGCAATTATTCCTGGGCAATGTATGTCAGCTCGTTTGTATCGTAGGCCGTATCCTCCATGTATTTTCATATCAGGATCGTCCATGTACTTCCATGCGATATCAATATGTGGGACCAATACTGGTTCTCTTGAGTTGATCAATGGAAGGAGATCCTCAAGATCAATGTATTGGTCCCGCTCACTAACGGACCACTTAGTTCTACAACTATGAGTTCCCGTTAACATTGTAAAAAGTATATAAGCATGTAAGTTCCTCACCAGCACCAATGTCTCTTGTGGCTGTAATAAAGTACCTGCTGTCTCGACGAACCTTCTCAATGTTTGGTTCAGTCGAATGATTATAAAAGGCACCGAGTGGTGTTCTGCAAAGTTGTTCACCCCAGTAGAAATGAGACATGCCGATCTCAGTGCCCTTTTTTATTTCTTCAATAGCAAATAATCCTAGACCCTCAATATCTGAGTTACGAATAGTTACGCAGCTAGGAAGAGGTCTATACATTAGAAATACTTCTCAAGCATTGATAGTTGATCATCGTATACTGCGATTTCAGTAAGTTCTTTTTCTATTGAATCGACTACATCTGGATGTTCAGCAACACCTTGTGCTCTCTCAAGATAGATTTCAACGTTAGCCACGTGTTTTTGGATGTGGCCATGCGCGTGTGCCTTCAAGGCTTTTACTAATTTCTCTCTCATTTTTATTCCTTTAATCTAGAGTTCGATTGATTTTAACACGAGCGGTTTGACCTACCTCGTATTGTCTTTTACTGTAAAACTTTAAGGTTTCTTCACCTAAGCTAACAGTGACTGTGTTCGATACAAATACGTCCTTGATTGATGTTTCGTACTGAACACTACACTGCTCAACATTTTGGTAACCGATAATCTTTTGATTGCCTTTACCGCCAATGATAGCTCCGGTTAGTGCTCCTACTCCAGTGGCAACTTCCTTGCCAGATCCTTTCCCAACTTGGTTACCAAGGATACCTCCGATGATACCACCAAGGATGGCACCGTCTTGGTTCATGTTTCCTTGACCATAGATTGGTACTTGGTTTACCTCACAAGCACGATACGGCGTTTGGACTCGCTGCTGTGTATAGGTAGGGTCTACGTCTACGACCGTACCTGTGAGGTAAACTGTATCAGCATATGCAGGTGCACAGCCAAAAACGAATGCGGCCACAAGGGCTGACTTAACTAGTGATGTATTCATAAATATGTTTCCACTTCCAGTATCTTGGGATCTCTCCCTCATAGTTAGCGTTATGATCGTGAGCAACTAGGATTGAGTCAAGACCATGAAGAAGACCTTCCTCAGCGTTTTCGACTTTATCCTCTACCCAGTAACACTCGGTATCAGCATACTTACGTAATGCCTTTTCCTTGTCTGCTCCGCAATCCAAACAGATTACTTCGTCAAAGACAGTTTCACCAAAGAGCATTTCTAGGTTACGCTTACGAAGCTTACCTGCATACTTGTCTAGGCTTAGACTCGTAATGCAGTGGAACACAAACCCGTGTTCCTTATGCAGCTTCTTGATGTAGTATACCGCATCTCTTAGAGGAGGTAAGAAACCAATCGCAGCAGATTCGTTAAAGTCACGAACCAGTGATTTGGTAACATGTCTTGGTATACCATACCTTTTTGCTACATCGTAATGATGTTCATCGGTAAGCTCGTAACCACGAGCCTCCATCCAACAGTCGAAGGAGTAGGCCCAATCGACCAAGACTCCATCACAATCAACTAAAATTAATTTATCTTTTTTATACATATTCATAATATCCCCGTCCAACGAACGCGTTCCATGCAATTATCCTCGAAGATGTTTCCACGAGTGAAGTTAGTTGCAGGACCGTTCCAACCAGCAGACATAAGTAAGTCTCCGGTCTTAAAACCTTTCTTTGAGTTGTCTTTACGACAGATGAAACCAGCGCAAGATCGGCTCTGGTTGTAACCGCAGATTTGTACGATACGATCGTAGTTGCGGCCTGACTCAATTACGTAAGTTGGTAACGGCATATCTTTACCGCTTGACCACCGAGAGTAGTCCTTGACCATGTAATCTAGCACATTTTGTACTGCATTTTCGTAGTTCATAATATATTCTCCTTCCATTTGATAGTACTATTATACACTATATCGAAGGAGATGTAAATAGCAAATATGAAAAAAATTCATTTTTTTTTCATTTTTTTTCACATTTTTTTTACTGCTTTACCTATTAATACCCTGGTGCGTCGTAGTCGCGTTCTTTCTTAAATACATAAAATCCGTCAGATCCATAAGATGGGCAAATCATGAGGCGTTCAGGAACTCCAAAATCGTCAGTATTACCTAATGCCCCACAGATAAAAAACCTACCTGACTTCTCAGGTGTTTCATGCATTAACTTATTGTGCAGTTTTTCGTATAGCTTGTTTGCACGTTCAAGCTTATCGACTTTATCCTCTAACTCTTTGATGTAGTCAATCACAACGCCCTTTTCACAAAGAGTCTCACAACAAATTCCAATCTGTTGATGAGCCCTAACGGCCAAAGATTTTTCTCTTCTTGTACTCATCAATGGTCTCCAATAATTTAGCGTCCCAGTTGTCCCTATGTTCGATAAAGACCTGAGAGTCCTCGTTGTCAACGGATATGATTGTCACTAGTTGAGTGATTGGCATACCAGTTCTTTCTTCCCACATAATGGCATACGCGGATTCCTGGATGAAGTAGTTCTCAATCCAAGATTTCTTTTTAGTTTTACGAGATGTCTTAAAATCGATGATGGATGGTTTACCATCGAACTCTGCCACGCAATCCACTCTGCCAGCGATCTTAAGGTAATCAGAGTAGAGTGGACACTCCTGAGCATAGATCGTTCCGACTCTTTCGTCTAGGATCTGTTTAACGTCCATGAAGTCGGATATAATGTTTGGCATATACCCTTCCTTGAACTGTGGATCATTATCAAGATACTTCTCAATGATCTCATGTACAGCAGTACCTCGAGTTGCCGCTCGGTGCGATATCTTATTCGCTTCCTCTGCGCCAACTCTGGCTCTCCACTTCTGAATTGCTTCCTCTGATAGGATTGACAATACCGTCGTTACTGACGGATACTGCTTACCTGTTGGCGTTTGATACTTACGCCCGCTGGAAGTTGTTTTCGCTTCTAGGTCTTCGTATCCTAGGTCTATTTGTTCGTGTATAAACATTGGTCTCTTCATCATCTATAAATTTCTTTGCTACGAAAGCGTTTTTGGACATTCTTTTGTGTTTGTTTGCATTCTTATTACGAGGATCAAATCTCTTGAACTTCGCCATGATACTTACTCTCTTATTTTCAGCATTTCCTTGGTCATAATGTAGTCCCGAACAAAGTCAGAACGTACAATATCTTCCCAGCCAAATTCAAATACGGAAAAGTTCCGTAGTTGTTCGACTATACTCAAAAACTTTAGTATACCATTCTTATCACCTTCTTTGTTAAAGTCAGATTGATAGTAATCTCCGCACATGATAAATTTACAGTTGCGGCCAACACGAGTTATCACTGAGTCCAACTCATGAAAGGTTAGGTTTTGCATCTCATCAACAATGATGATTGCGTCGTTGATCGTAAGACCACGAATAAAAGAGGTAGAGATAAACCCTACGGTTCCCGCCGACTTGAGGCGAGTCCATGCATCAGGTTCATTAAATAGTTCAGAACAGATCGAGCGGTATGGACCAGTGTACGCGTCCTTCTTTTCTTCCTCGTCTCCAGGAAGAAACCCGATGTCTCTGGTTGGTACAATCGATCTAACGATGACGACCTTGTCCTGTGGGCAATCTCTGTCAAGTGCATCTTCAAGAGCCAAGGACATCGCCAAGAATGTTTTACCAGTTCCTGCAGATCCTGCAAGGACGAGACTGTTTCCTGCTTCATACTCATTCATTACATCCTGCTGAGTTTTAGTTAAAGCCTCGAACTCAACCATATCGTCAAGTCTTAACTTAAGTGAACCTGTGGATTTTTTCACTGGTTAATAATCCTTAATGTTATTTACTTTATATGTATCTTTGATCTTTGACATGGTTTCTCTGAAGCCATCATCAACCTTAAGATTAGTACCACGCTCGCCTATTATTCTTGGGGCGGTGATCACTGATTGAAAATGCGGGTTCTTCTTAAGAATCTCCTGAAGGTTATCCCATGATGTTAGGATCTCAAACTCTGAGTCGTCGTCAGTGTTTCTTAGTCGATATGTAGGCATCTACGTCTTTCCTCAATTGATCTGCTCGTTTTCGCAAGTCAGAGACAATAGCGTCTTGACTCCATCCTTTATATGGATAAGCAGTATTATTATCTATACGCAGCTTTTCATCCTCCTCACGGCTACGACGCTTCATGTAGTCATAATAACCTTCACGCTGTGTCATGCTGCGAACCACTCTGGTACATCACGTTTAGTCCAAGCCATTTTGAACCTAGACTGCTTTGTCTTGTAGTACATACGGTAGGACTTGACTGGATCCTCAGGGAACATGCACTCAGGATTGGATTTCATTGCCAACTTGAAAGGAGTACGCTCAACATTAGGAATATGGAACGGAGGTGCCATCAGTACTTTACGCAACTTAGTGTCAGTCATATGTACTTTACCATAACGATGCGTGAACTCGTCGCAAAGGGCGATGAAATGTTTGTAGTGCCATATATAGTTGTATAGACTTTCACGAGTCCAGACGGTACAAGGATGGTTAAAATGAACTGCCTTGTACAGTTGCTGCTCACGAAGGTCAGTTAACTTATATCGTTTGACCCTACGATTGTTCTTGCTTAACTCGTAGTACATAGTACCATCAAGCATGCGATGAGTTGTTGACAGCATTTGAGCTGACTCAATAACCATCTTATTGATATGCTTGTCACACTGCTCTCGTGCAGCTATGACAGGATCCTCATTTAGTATGAATAAGTTCATTCATCACTCCTGCATCATATAGTACAACATCTGGATTATTCCACCTAGCAGCTTCTTTATCAGCTTCTTCTTTGGACCAAAAGATCCTTACATGGTCAGTTGAGTTCCAACTGCCACCAGTGCCTCTGACGTATTGCCAGTCGCCTTCATCGATTTCGATCATAACCGCGTATGATGGAAACAGTTCAAGTTGCCTCATGTGTTACCCTCCTCTGTGGCATTAAGTTATAACTATTATACCACAAAAGGAGGGTAATGTAAATAGTTATTTTATGCCGCTAGTAGCTCCCGTTCTATATCGTCGATTCGGCTATTCAAGTACTCATATTTAAGTTTCAGTTTATGTAGAATATGATAATTGCCACATTTCTCCATTCTATACATATAATGTTTAAGCTCTTTAGAGTCCCGCTTCAATCTTTCTATTTGAGATCCATACATATCGTCATCTCTCCGTTTGTTAGTGATTGTTCGTTGCCGAGATATAGTTAGGTTCCTCCGTTGTGGTTTATCTAAAAAGTGAAAAAGCCCTAGGACCGTGAGACGATCTTAGAGCTTTTGGATGAATGATAAAGATTTCTTACCATAATGGTATTTATATTTTTACATCATTTAACAATTAGGCCAGGAAAAGCCTCTGCGACTAATTTTTTGGTGATACCCTTATAGGCACCAGCGAGATCCTTTTCCTTCATTTTAATGACGAGCTCTGCATCGTTTGGATGTATAGCCTCAAGTACCTTGACGAACATCATCTCTACCTTTACTGCCGCAAGCTTCTCACCTGGGCCACCCTTAACAAAGTAACGAAACTTTTTGGTCTGTTTGTTAAGACTAGAAGGAGGTCTTTGTTCATCGGCCGCCGTGTATGGTGGCGAACCTTTAGGAAGAATGAACTCAACTTCATCATCATAAGCACCCTTCAAAACATCCCTAAGAGCAAGGGTATTGTACTTACGAAGTACCTCAACCTTGTCAACGCGGGTAGGTGCTTCGCCCGCTTTTGTTAGGATTTCATGGACGGTTTGTCCAGTCAATTTATTCACTGCCATATTAGTAAAACTCCTCAACGCATTCTATTAGCATTTTGCAACGTTTCTTTATAAGATAGTTTAGGACATTCCTTTTGATACCAACAGGATCTTCCTCAAACGTATTTATAATTGCTTCTTTTAAGTGGCTTGGTGTGCAGGACAGATCGATTAGGTTCTTATTGCGAACATAGTTACGATAAGTATTCTCGTCCATAAAGGATTCAAGATCTTCTGCATTTTTAAGCCATTCATCAATCTTTTTCTTAGTCACTGGCGACTGACGTATACCATCAACAAAGGTATTATCAGGGCTGAGGGTATTAGGTACCCCATCTCCTGAGTCTCCTTTGAGGATATGCTCAAAGAGGTACTGACGTGGATTCTTTTCCACCACTGCCTTCTTCTGCATTGGACTAAACTGTTTAACGTTGCTGAACTTATGTAGTTGAACGAAATCTTTATCGGAAGAAACAATCATCATTGGTTCGTTTTTACCAAACTCTTGAGTCTCATAAGCAAGTGTACCAATGATATCGTCAGCTTCACAACCATCAATATGGATAACTTTATAAGGAAAGTTTTGGCGGATCTCATCTCTGACCTGATTGATGATACGAAAGATCTCATCCCAGTCGGCTGAAGACTCGTCACGGTTTTCCCTCCGCTTAAATTTATAGTTAGGAAAGTAGTCACGGCGCCATGTTCTTGCATCACATGCAATAACGACCTGACCGTACTCATCACGA